TAGAATCTCGTATTAAAGGGATAGTAGAAGAATTTCAAAAAATATATCCTGATTTAGAAATTCATACTATTCGGATAGATGGAAGATTTAGCTATGTTACTAAAAAATTAGAGTATGGTATCTATGCCGATGTTAGAGATAAAGGGCAGATATTTTTAGGGATGTGTAATTAAAAGGAGTTAAAATGCCTTACATTAAAGCTGATGAACGAATTAGCTATGACAAAGTATTAGACCAAATGCCAGATATTAGAAGTAAAGGAGATTTGGAATATTGCGTATTTAAATTAATGAAACAATTTATGAAAATAAGGGAAAAAAGATACTCTACTTTGCATGAAGTTGTTTATGCGATTATGCATTGTGCGGATGAATATAGGAGGAGATTTTTAGATAAAAGAGAAGACGAAGCAAGAGAAGAAAATGGAGATATAGGATAAATGGATAAACAAATAAGCCATTTGATTTCTGAATCTTGTAAAAAATGCGGAATAGATTATAAATCTATTAATCCTAATTATATTACTTTTACTAATGATGCGCAACAATTAGTCCAGTTATATAAAGACCTTATTCAGATTGCGGGTAAGTTGGGTGAAATAGCACAAAGGCATAATATTTGTGGTCTTGGTGTGGCTCTAGAAAAGGCAATATTAAAAATAAATGAACTAGACCATGACCTTATTCGTCTTGCTACTAAGATTAGAGAGGAAGAACAATGTTAAAAATATTAATGATATTTGGAGTAGGATTATGTGAACAATGTCTTTATACTGCCTATTTAATTTCAGTGAATAAAAGACAGGCAATGTTATCTTCAATTTTAATGTTGGTATATATGAGTCTTTATTTATTCATTGTAGCATACGCATTAAAAGATACTAATGCGATAGGATTATTAATTACTTATGCATGTGCGTGTGGATTTGGTAATCTTATAACTATGAAATGGGAAAATAGAAAAAAGATATCTATTCAAAAGAAAATTTATGTAATTGCAGGAAACTATAGAGAATTTCAGGATTATGCAAAAGGAAATAATTATTATGTCTATGTTGATGATATTAATCGTTTAAGAGGTTTGCGGAAGCAAGATGTTTTATTAGTGGGAAGATATTATTCTCGAAATGATTGGGATATTTTATCATCAGAATTAATAATGTCAGAAGCAAAGGTTAAATATGAAAATTAATGCACTTTTATTTTGTGGATGGAATTCAGGTATATTGCGAAGAGAACATTTATTTTTAGCTAATAAATATAATTCTTCTTTTGAGTTATTTTCTGTTCATATCCAGCGAGGTACTGAAAGAAATATAGCTTTGACAATTACACTATTTAATTTTAGTTGGGTTATAGGTATTAGGGATGGTAGATAAATGAAAAAAATTAGAAGTTATAAAAAACTCGTAAATGAAATAATTAATTTACAAATCCCGTTTAGGATTGAGATAATCGGATATGCGAATTATGAGAAAGATATTTATCCTATGTTTGTTATGAAGAATAATATAAAGACAGCCAATAAAACTGTAGTTATCCTGGGAGGGCATCATGGTGATGAACCATTTGCGGTTCATACTTTATTAAAATGGGTAAAGCAATTTAATCCTGATGAATTTTCCAGTTTAAACGTATTTATTTATCCTGTATGCAATCCCTGTGGATACGCTACGGGTAGTAGAGATAATGGCGCAAGGCAAGATACGAATAATGATGCGCACTTTATCAAAGATTCTAAGGTACAAGAACTAGCATTATTATATGATAATTTTCCTATTAATGTAGACCTTCTGTTAGATGTACACGGGGATACTGGAAAAGATGCAGTTTATATGTATGAACACAAACCAGACAATCTTCCTACGATAGCAGAAGGAGTATTATTAGAGAATGATAATTTAATTCCTTATTTAAAGACTAAGACTATTTATAAAATTCCTATTAACAATGGTGTGATTATTCCTCCCAAATGCGATATTGGATTAGAGGGGGTTATTGAAAAATTGGGAATAGATTATACCATGACATTAGAGTTACCAGGTAAATTTGATGGACAGAAAAGAATGGTTGGAGGAATATCAATTATTAATTCTATACTTAAGAAATTTAAGGAGACTAAATGAATAAAATAATAGTAGATAATTCTTGCAAAGAATGCGGTCATACAGAAAGTCATTATGAAACTATTTGTGATGTTTGTGGTACCCAACTTTCTTCACATGGATATATTGTAAGAGAAATGGGAAGTTTTTTTCCTTTAAAATTAACAATGGGTGGAACAGATTACGATTTTTGTGATTTTAAATGTATATTAAAATTCATTATTGATGGACTTACAAAGGAGAAATGATGAATAAAATTAGTTTATTATTTTTGTTAGTTTTTATGCTCTCTGGATGTGGAACCATAAATCGTCAGGTCAGAGATTTAAACATAGAAACTACTCTAATTAATTGCGAGTATGATAAATATGTTATAGAGAATAATAATAGACTATTTAATACTAATAGAAAAATAGAAGTATTACCGCAAAAAATATATACAGATAGAATAAAATTAGAGCAAACTTTAAAACAAGTTAATGTGGTTATTGTTAATAAAACGTTAGATGCTTCTGGTAGTGGTGTTACAATAAAATATAAAGATGGGTTTTATATTTTAAGTGCAGGACATATGCTTGATAAATTAGATGATGATTTATATTTATATGAAAATGACAACGAAATATGTAAATTAAAAGTTATTAAACATAGTTTTGTTGTACTTGGAAATAAAACAATAGAAGATTTATTACTATTAAAGCCAGTAGATGATGATATTCAACCGATATTTTATACTGAACTTGCGGATATTGAACCATTTACAGGAACGGAAATAAATATTATAGGTAATCCATTGGGAATTGAAGATGTTGTTACTGATGGAAGAATCATTACATATCAAAGAAATTTTATGTATATGACAGGAACGAGTTATTTTGGAAATTCAGGTGGTGGGGTATATAATAATGAAGGTAAATTAGTTGGGATTATTTCGCATCTAAGTGCTGCACAACCATACCCTCCAGAATTAGTGTATTCTCCTATTGACCCACTTGCTCCTGCTACAATAGACCCTGGAGTACCTGCATATATGATTCATGGCGCAGTAAGACTTGCTGCTATTTTAGAATTTATGGAGGAGGTGAATTAAAGATGAATAAAATAGACGGTTATAAATATTGCACATATTTAATTGGTGCAATGGAAAAACCAAAAGAAAAAGATGATGGTCAATCTCAACGCAATGAGGTTGAGAGCGAGTTACTATTAAGAAACGTATATCCAATTAATCCTGTAAGATTAGAAGCTAAGAAAACAGGGATGACCACTGATGAAGTAAAAGAAAAAATGAATGGGTGGTTGGCTTCTGGAAATTGGGATTTATTTGGAACCAGAGCTAAAGAAATATGGAAAGGGAAATACTATATCGACCCCGACAAAGGTATAGTACATATCCCAGGAGATGAAGATTATTGTTTAATCTCCGATTGGATAACTTTTACGCTGCATAGAGGCGATGTATGTTGTGGAAGTTATGCGGAGTGTGGTATTAGTATGAGATATGATAAACCATTATATCTTATTACTGATATGCCTAAGAAAGAATTATCAAAGAGTTTATTGCAGATGATATTAAATACCAATGGTGAAGTGTTCAATACATTGGGAAAATATCTCGAATTTGTTGACGAAAAATATCATTTGAAAAGAATAGAAGTTAAAGAGGAAAAGAAGTAATGCTATTAAGAATAATTTTCGCAATATTAGCGCTATATAATATAATCTGGACTGGAGATTATAAAAGGATTGATTGCATTATTGGCATATGAGGTAATCGGTATTTTGCAAAGATTAGATAAACTGGAGAATAAAAAATGAAAATATTCTTTCGATTAATTTCAAAGTTATTAGATGCTATATCAGAATTTGCGGACCGCATATCTTTTTGGTTATATATCAATAGTTTATAAGGAGTAATGTGAATCTTAATGAATATCAAAAATTAGCACGTAAGACAGCAATATATCCTAAGTCAGCCAAGATTATTTATCCAACTTTAGGATTATGTGGAGAATCTGGAGAAGTGGCAGAAAAGATTAAGAAAATTATTAGAGATGAAAATTCTCACTTTAGTACTGCATCAGTTGGGGAAATTATGAAAGAATTAGGAGACGTAATGTGGTATGCTTCTAATTTAGCAAGCGATTTGGGATTAAGATTAGAAGAAGTTGCTAAATTAAATATAAAGAAGTTAGCATTAAGACAAAAAGAAAATAAACTTAGAGGAAGCGGAGATAATAGATGAGATATTTATTAAGAAAGCGAAAATTTTACTTCCAAGATGATTGGGAAACAATAATTATTAGAAAAGGAATAAATAATTATATCTCAAGGATAGAAACAAAAGTAAATATATTATCGTCTTATAGTATGGGGCATTGGTATGTAGAAGGTATTGGTAAAACATTAAAAAAATCTTTGAGAGATTTAATTAAAAATATTAACGATGGAATATTTGGAAATACGGAATTATATTATCCATATGAAAAGAAAAGAGATATGTTTGATAAAGTATTTACAGAGAAAATTAAAGAAATAACAAATCATTAAAGGAGAAATAAACATGGACGAACAAGTTAAAAAATCATTTGATAAAGTAGTCGATTCTGGAAAAAGACAAGAATTTAATACTGGTAGTGTAAGAGATACTGCTGAAGGTAAAGGTACACCGCATCTAATTGCGGGGGAAGCTCTGGAAGTAGTATATAAGAATTTAGTGGGGATAGTAGTTTTAGCTCCCGTATCTTGGTTTGACGTTTATGCCCGAATGTTAAAATATAGTGAGATAGTCGAAAATAAAGAGAAAAATATTCAAGAAATTTATGCTGCAATACTGATGACAATTACTATGATAGGAAAAGGAGAAGATAATTCTTATTCATCTGCTTTAACTAGGTTAGCAAGACATTATGAAAATGGTGCGAAAAAATACGCTAAGAATAATTGGCGTAAGGGGCAGCCCATTAGTAGGTATTATGATTCAGCGTGCAGACATATTTGGAAAGCCATTGATGGTTTAAAAGATGAAGACCATGAAGCTGCAATATTTTGGAATTTACTGGCAATTGTGCAAACCAAGATTGATATTGAAAAAGGATTATTACCTAAAGAATTAAATGATTTCCCGTTTATCATATCCGAAACATTTTCCAAGAAGGAGGAAGTAAAATGAGTGTATTAACCGTCGCTTTTATTGTTTTTGGGGTGATTGATTTAACGTTGGTTGGTACTACATGTGTGGCAGTCATTTTATTAGTTCGCAAGGTGATGTTGGGTAAAGTTGAAATAAAGATTTTAGGAACCACAAAAAGACTTGATAGAGACAATATTGCTTTCGGTAAATAATCAATTTTGTATATTTGCAGAAATAGGAGAAAACTATGAAATATGATGAGATGGTGAAATATTTTGAGTCTGATGATGAGATTGCCAAATTGCTTAGTAAATTGGCTAAGGATTATTTTGACGAGATTGATAATATTAATGGTCAAATGGTTGGAGGAGTATTAACTACTACAGATGAGCTTACAGTTGTCAAAACGCAATTAGCTTCTATTATTGCTAATCTACAGCCCATCTACAGTAAAGCACTATCATTAAAAAAACAAAAAGAATATCGTTATTATGTAGCAAAAAAACAATCATCAGAAACATCGGGAACTAAATTTACAGATGGAAGTACTACTATTGAAGCGAAAGATGCAGTTACAAATTATAGAAATGTTCGTGATTTAATTTGTGGATACTTGAAATCTGCCGAAGCGTTATTTTTTGATGCTAAAGATAGAATAGAAGGGAACCGAAGGGAATATGGGAAAACCCAGAATTAAATATTTTTGTATAGATTGCGGGAAAATATTGAAGAACAGATATGCCAAGCGTTGTGTTCAATGTTACCACGAAAATAACAAAGGCAAAAATAATCCTAATTGGCATGGCGGGAAACCCAAATGTATTGATTGTGGTAAAGAAATAAGCAGAAGTAGTAAAAATAAAATTATTAAGAGATGTCGGCATTGTGCTAGAATATATCAATATACAATTAAACCCGAAACGAATCCAATGAAAGGAAAAACTGTTTCTCAAAAAATACGGAATAAAATTAGTAATTCACTTAAAGGAAAGAATCTTGGTAGAAATAATGGTATGTTTGGTGTACCATCCCCACACGGTAAGCGTTTATATTATAAAAATATATGTTTTCGTTCTTCGTGGGAAGTTGGGTACGCAACCTGGTGTGATAAGAACCATATTAAATGGTTATATGAACCAAAGACCTTTGATTTAGGTAATTGTACTTATACTCCTGATTTCTATTTACCTAAACTCAATAGATATGTAGAAATTAAAGGGTACTGGAGAGACAGAAGCAAATTAAGATTTAATTTATTTAAGCGGTTATATAATAAATGTAAAATAGAATTAATTACTGAAAAGGAATATAAATGTCTAAACTAATACTGTTTGATATAGGATATATTTCCCATAGAGCAATCTTTGCATATCGGCATATGCAAGAAGTTCCAGTTACATATACATTTCTACGCATGTGTGTAGGATATTTAAAAAAAATAGGCTTAGGTCCTGATGATATTATCGTTGCTGCACAAGATTATGGTTCGTGGAGGAAAGAAATAGATGGCACATACAAAGCGCAGAGAAAAGAATTTCGTGAATCAAAAGAAGATGCCGAGTGGTGGAAAAAAGTTTATGATGAATTTAATCAATTTATGGAAGTGTTGGAAACAGCACTTCCCTGGTATTTCTGTAAGTTATGGAAAGTTGAAGCAGATGATTGGGCTTCTGTGGCATGTAGATATTATACCGATAAAGAAATTATTCTTGTTTCATCAGATAAAGATTGGGAAATGTTAATGAATTTTCCTAATGTTAAAATATTTTCTCCTATGACGAAAAAATATAAATTAGTCAAGAATCCTATGAAAGTATTAATGGAAAAAATACAGGGAGACATATCAGATAATCTTTTAACTAAACCATCATCAGAGATGGAATTCGATAAAAGGAAAAAGATTGTTGACC